GCCTGGTGTCAGGCGTTGTGGGCATACTGATTGTGTCAATCCATCTCATATAGAAAGGGAAAGTAATGGTAAAGAATGAGGCTCTGATTGAGCTGACTGGTTGGTTGAATGATGTGCGCGAGTTTGATTGGGGCACAGCGTTGAAGGTGGGCGTGGATGTGCGCAAGAAGAACCATCAGGGTGATTGGGAGACAGTGGATAAGACTGTTTACGATGTGACCACTGATGGTAAGACTGCTTTGGAGGGTGTGAGGCAGGTGAAGGTGACAGGCCGGATTGTGGGCACTAGCACTTTCCAGAAGCGTGATGGATCTACTGGGTCTGCTGTGAAGGTGCGTGCTGAGAGCATTGTGCCTGTGAGTGACAAGGTGAATGAGGCTGCGCTTACTGAGGTGTGGCCTACGGTGAACCCTAATAAGCCGATCACTGAGAGCGCCCCGTTCTGATGAGGTGGTCAGGTTTCGCGGTTTTGGCTGGGCTCGCTACCTTGTATTTTTTCTTGGCTGGGGAGGCTGATGGCATTTTGCAGGCGTTTGGGTTTGTTGCCTCAGCGCTCCTGTATATCTTGGCTTTTTTGAACTTGGTGAAGCCAAAAAAATAGAGGGGCTGAGTCAATGCCTGTTTACATTTATGTTTGTCCAGAGTGTGACAATGCTCATGAAGTTGAGCACCCTATGATTCTGCAGCCTGATATTGAGTGCAACTTTTGCAGCACTTTATGCATTAGGAGGCCCATGACTTCAGGCTTTATTGTGCGGTAAAAAATAGTTCAAAAAAGTTTGTGTTTGGGCTTGCATTGTGTGTGTAGTGGTATACACTAGAGTTATCAGCAACACCACAAGAGAGGAAACACCATGTTCGACAAAATGAACACAGTATGGACAGAGAACCAGTACAACGCAATCCGCGAGATTTCTTACATCATGGACATCACAGTTGAAAAGGCTGAATCCATAGCTCGTGAGTTATTCGCTAGGAGATAAACACCCTAAGACCAAACAACAGGCCCCCTCTTAGGAGGGGGTTTCTGTTTGCCCAGGTAGACTGGTTAGGTGAGCCTAACTTTTGATGTTTACGGTAGACCGGCCCCACAGGGCTCTAAACGCTATGTGGGGGGTAACAGGGCTCAGGGTGGAAGGTTCATCGAAGCCTCAAAGTATCTCCCTGCATGGCGCAAAGAGATAACTACTGCAGCACTCGCAATCATGCAAGATGAGGACTGGGAGACTGTCGCGGATCCTGTGCACCTCGAGGTGACTTTCTACATTGAACGCCCTGTCACCATCTCCAGAGAGAAACGCCCTTGGCCTATCAAGCCACCAGATTTAGACAAACTAGTGCGCGGTGTCTGTGACGGTCTCACTGATGCCGGTGTTTGGGTGGATGATGATCAGGTTGTGCATGTGACTGCCTGGAAGTGTTATGCAGACACGCGAGAACCTGGAGCATCCATCAAAATAACTCCCATTGTCGTAGGTGAGGGGTTAGACTTTCTCTAGTTTCAATGAAAGGTGGAATGTTCATGCTTGAAGATTTGACTCCCCCCGTAAGAGTGTTCCCTTGCAAAGTGCGTGAGGTAGCAGACAGCTTGGATGAGAGTGACAGCACTATCTTCATGAACGCGATTGCTAACCTTGGCGAGTGGTCTAACAATGGTTTGGCTGCTGAGCTCACTAAGCGTGGTGTTTACATTAGTGAGAAATCCATTCGGAAGCACCGCAGGAAAGAGTGCTCATGCTAGAGAACCTGGAACCAGCGAAAAAAGTTGAGGCTCCTCAAGGCTTCAGACCATCCCTTGAGTTTGACGGCAATGAGGGTACAGCGACCACTGAGGGTTTGGCTGAGCCACCTAACTTTGATGAGTTCCTGGCTGAGCGTGGGTACAGTCCTGATGAGTATGAGATTGTGGGGACACCTCGCACTTCTCAATGGCAGCGCTGGGATGGGTTGTGGCTGACCGCGTACAGGTTCCACTTCAGGCGCAAAGTCACTGACATTGACCTGCCCACTCTCTATGCTCAGGCCAGCAAATCGAAAAAAACGAAAGCACCTAAACCTAAGAGCTCTGACAGGGTGTATGTGATTTGCCCTGCTGACTTCCAAATCGGCAAAGGGGGATCGCGTGGGGGTCATGAGGAGTCCATTCAGCGCATCCACGCAGCTTATGAGCGCGTAGAGCAGAAGCTGAAAACTGGCAACTATGACCACATAGTGATTCTTGACATGGGGGATGTCATCGAGGGTGTGAACAATAAAGCTGACATGGATCAGCTGATTACTAACACTCTCAGCCCCATGCAACAGGTAGACCTTGCAAGCGCCCTCCTGTGGGACCTCATCAAACTTGCAGGCAAATACGCTCCCATAACTTACGGCTCAGTAGCTTCTAACCACTGCCAGTTCAGGGTGAACAAAGCAGCTGTGGGCAAACCAGGTCAGGATGACTGGGGTGTTGTCATATTGCAACAGCTGAGGCGCTTGGCTACAGAGGTGGGGTTACCTGTGGAGCGCTGGCTTATCCCTCACCCTCATGATGAGGGGTTTGCGTTTGATGTCTTTGGTGACGGCTCTCATGTGCTGGGGGCGATTCATGGACACCAGGTTTCACGCCCTGATTCCTTCCAGGGCTTTTGGACTAAAGCAGTGTTCAACACCAGCTACCTGGCTGCTGCAACACTCATGGTGTCTGGTCACTTCCATCATCACCGCGTGGAACAGTTCTCAGGCACAGAGGGGCGTGAAAGATGGTGGGTGCAAGCCTCCACAATGGATAACGGCTCAGACTGGTACACACGCATGAACGGTGCAGGCGGTGACAGCACAACAGCACTCACCTGTTTCGAGCTAGAGAAAGGTGTGCCCTTCAGGGGTAGGGTGGACTTACTATGAGTGATGAGTTCGAGTTTGAGCGCATCATGCACTCTATGCAGGCACAGGATCTCCCACCTGTGGAGGTTATCTCTGGTGACTTCCGCGCTATCGCTCGCAACTTTTTCACACTCCCTGTAGAGATGCTGTTTGCGTTGAAAGAGGCACAGTTTAGGGAGGATGGGTCAGACCTACTCCTCCTGTTTGACATGGCTGAGATGTCATTCACTGAGGATGACTTTGACCGCATGAAAGACATGAACATCAGGGATTTCCTGAATGTCATTTATGAGTGGGTGAACTTCGATAGGGGCGATGGTGGAGCTGGCAGACTTAGAGGATAAGCATGAGGGTGAAACCGTTTGGGTGTTAGGTTCTGGCCCTAGCCTCAACTTCATCACACCTGAGTTCTTCCATGACAAAGTGACGGTCTCAACTAACTTCAGTGCAAGAGCTCTAGGGCATGACCCTGACTATGCCTTCAGTCATTATCACTGGGCAGCGCAAGACCTGCTCTCTGACTGTGGCACTATAGTCACCATCGAGCGAGACACACTCTCCTATGAGCCTTGGCAGGGTGAGAAGCCAGGACACCTGGTGACAGCACCCACAAATTATGACAGACCACCAGGATCCTCATGGAATCCCCTCACATCTCACACACCAAAGCAGGGCACTATCGCTTACGGTTCATCAAGCCTGCATGGGGCAATGCACTTAGCAGCAATCATGGGTGCTGACTTCATCATGCTCGTAGGTGCTGACTGTGGACAGATTGACGGTGCAGACCGCGTGGAGGACTACCAGGTGCAGGGAGGCCACACACTCTGGCAACTCTATGACAGACACCATAAGCTCATGAAGGATTACCTTGAGGAGAAGTACGCGGTGAAAGTCCACTCTCTCAACCCATTCATAAACCTCAACATTGAGGGTCACAAGTTCACAGGTGTCTCATGATCCCTAACCTCATCATCCCTGTCCTCAACCGTTATGACCTGCTAGACAGGATGCTCGCAAGCATTGACTACCCCGTTGCCCACTTGCTCATCATTGACAACGGTGCAAGCCAGGTAGAGGAGGACCTGGAAGTGCATGTGCCAGAGTGCGTGGAGATGACAACCTACCTGCCTATGCCATCGAACCTGGGTGTTGCAGGGTCATGGAACCTCGGCATCAAACTCTTTCCCTTAGACAACCGTTGGACCTTCGCAAGCAATGACATGTGGTTTGAGCCTGGGGAACTGGAGAAGCTCGCATGGGCTGCACCCACAGACCTCACACTCATCAATGACTTCCCCTACTGGCACGCCTTCTGTGTAGGGGAAAAGGTTGTGGAGAAGATAGGGCTGTTCGATGAGGCAATCTATCCTGCCTTCTGTGAGGACAACGATTACCAGCGCAGAGCACAGCACAATGAAATCCCCATCACCCTCCTAGACATCAAGACAGGTCACGATAACTCCAGCACCATCCACTCAGACACCACCTACAGGTTCCGGAACAACAGCACCTTCCCTAACAATCGTGCCTACTATGAGCGCAAACAACGCGAGGGAGACTACACGCAAGGATTCTGGAACCTGAGCAGGCGTAGGCAGAATGACTGGACCTAATGCCATTCCAGAAACCCTGCATCATGTGTGGCAAGTTGTCACCTGATGCAACCTGCAAACAATGCCACCTGAAGAAAGAACGCGCCAGAGACAGAGTGCGCGATGCTGACCCTGCACGCAGAATAAAAAAGGCTACCCTGTACGACAGTCAATACAGAAAGAAAGCAGCATTGTTAAAAACCAGGGGGGGTATCTGCTACCTGTGTGGGGAGGTAGTGCCACCTGGTACAGGTCAGGCTGATCACATTGATGCAGGAAACCCTGACTCACCCCTCGCTATCACTCACTCATTCTGTAATCAAAGCAGGGGCAATAAAAAAATAACTTAGGAGGGGGAGGGGGGGGTGTCCCCCAGCCCACCAGCACAGCGCCTATCCTGCACACAGCCCAGAACACTTGTTTCAAACATTTGTTCTAACTCGATGCCCACAAACACAGCGAAGTACCACACCACCCCATGCCAGGGCTTTATATAGGAGTGGGGTAAATGCTTATAGAGCGTACAGCCG